TCTCCATCTCACTTCTCCACCCTGTCGCGAAGCCTGTCCAACTCCTTTTCTATATACTTTAAGCGCTCAAACTGCTGATAGTCGGAGGTAATTGGAGCGTCCTGCATCTCCACTAAATGATCGAGATCCGCTTTTGCCTGCTCTGCGAACTTCTCCAGGTGCATCATGCGAGCAGATAAATCGCCAAGCAAAGTGCCTTCGTGTTGCACTCGCCCCAGGCTATTATCGAGTTCGTTAATCTTGTTCCAAATGACGGAGTAGCCCCATACAGCGGTGCCAACAATGGCGATAACTTTCGCCATGAATGCGAGGTTTGCTTTAACCTGAACATTCTCTCCGACCTCCGTTGCCATTAAGGATTCGCGTCAGGGTCTGTCCACTCCTCGCCTGCTAGAATCTCAAGTATCTCGGAGTGCGTGTATGCGGTTTTACCCGCCAGGAACGAAGGTGTGTCACCCTCGAACTTTACAAAGGTCTTAGTACCCGCAAGGTTGTATCGCAAGGTATCTGCCGAGGTTTCTAGGACTTGGTCAAAATCAACAGAACTTACTTCCGATGCGTCAATGATTACATAGTTTCTGCTCATAGTTATTAATTTCCGGGTGTGTTACCTGCTCCGCTTACAAAACTCGCACCATTAATAGCATCAGCACTGTCACTACCGCTACCACTGTTGCTTATAGATGTGCCTGTTCCTCCATCATCGTCTCCCATTCTAAAAAGACCTACAGGGTTTAATGATGCATCGCTACTATAGTCAAAAGCTTCTCCACTATTCCAAATAGTAGCAACTTCCGAACTAGATAATGCCTTTCCATCGAAGATAGCAAACTCGTCAGCTAAACCTTCAAATTTTGATTGCTGTCCAGCTCCTACATTGAAACCACTTGCAAAGTCCTCCATCGTAGCTGTATTACTTAAGGTACTACCTACTGCTGGAGTTGTAGATTCGTCGCCTACATAAACAACATGAGTACCTGCTGATTGATCAAATACATAAGCTACAAAACTCCACGCATTTAGCGTTACACTTCCTGCGGATGTATTTAAAAGTTGTCTTGAATTACTGTCGTATACCCATGTTCGCAAGGTATTACCGACAGCTCTATCTATATCCATATCAAACTTTCCTTGTACAGAGTCATTAGTAGTAAGGAAATAACCTGAAGCCCCCGTGGAAGCATTCCAAACAGTGTGTCTACTACTAACTATAGATTCATAACCTCCACCACTTTGTTTGAACCACACCACGAAAGACATACTTCCTGTAAAAGTACCGAGTGCCGTTTTGCCTGAATTTACACCGAGAGAAGTAGCATTGTAGATTACATGTTCGTTAGTACCATCCAGGTCTACGCTGTAGGTGTTCGTGAATGCACCTCCACCACCACCACCACCACCACCACCACTTGCGGCTAAGTCGCCCTCAAGCACATACGAGTTGCTTGCATACGGGATAATATTGATGGAGGCATATTGCCCTGCCGTTGCTTTAGCAGATGAATAGCAGTAAAGATTAACACTTGCTCCCGCCGCAATCGTTACCTGGCCTGCCCCTGATTGTACGACTGTGCAGTTAAATCCTGCACTTACAGATGAAGGTATAGTAATTGTTACCGCACTTGCGTTAGAGCAATCTATAACCTTACCACAATCTGAATCACTTAATGTCCGTGCTGTGGTCGTTTCTGAGACTATTGTATTAAAAAGTGAACCTGCGGGTAAATTAGTTAATTGTGATCCGTCTATGGCAGGTAAGCCTGTTGAGTCTAATTGAACTAAATTGCCGTTTGCAGTTCCTACATCTTGAGTAGCCGCTGTGCCGAGTCCTAGGTTTGTGCGGGCTGTTGAGGCACTCGCCACATCGCTAAGATTATTACTTGCGACTAGATCGCCTTGGGGAGCGGCGGCTACCAGGTTGGCTACCGTTACTTTTTTCGTAGTACCATTTACCGATCCCGTGGTGTCCGAGACATCGGTGATCGGAATAATGTCCGCCACATCGGGTGTTCCGCCCAATGAACCGAGTGATGATATCTTCTTATTTGCCATTTTGTTTTATCTCCTAGTCGAATGCTAAAAATTGCCCGGCCTCTACCTGTAAAAAATCTTGCGCCTCTGTCTGAATAACGCCATCAGGACCGCCAAAAGAGGGAGGCACTCCGCTTGCAGTAGAGGGTCTCCCTGCGCTTAATGATAGATCAATCGCAAACATTATACATTATAGGCGATTACCGCACCGCTACTCAGAGTGATTCCGGTTATGCCTCCGTAGATCGCGGTGTTTGCGGATAGTGTGGTATTGTCCTGGGACGCGGTAATATCACTTAGGTTCTCCACATTACTCGTAATGCTGTCGATAACTGTATCCTCAGTCGCCACAATGCAAAAAAAGTTTCCTGTATGTGCGGAAGTGTCTGAGATATACTTTCCACCGTTAAGTCCTAATCCTCTGTATTCGTTAGCCATGATTAAATATTGGTTTGGTATGTTGTTCCGTAAGTTACGAATTGTATAAAGTTCTGCTGACCCTGTTGGCGCTCCAACTTGTCATGCTCCATAGAAAGAAGTGATTCGGCCTGCTGAAAAGCGACCTGGGCTTTGTCTGTTTGCCCGTCCGAATTTAAGAAGTCTCCGTATGCTCCGTATGTGGCATACTCGGAAAACACATAAGGGAAGTCCGTACTGCTAGATGTGTAGTCAATATAGGGAGCGCGGAATAGTAAGAAGATGGGCTTCGTGCTACTGCGATTTGTAAGTACAACTTTACCATAGCCACTATTCGCATACTCCACGCGAAATGCTACCTCATCCGTAAATCCTGTATCGTATGGATCATTGTTTGAGATGCGGAGGACTTCGCCAATATCCGTATTAAAATCAATCACATTCATGATTGTGGATACTGCTTCTGCTCCGCTCCCGCCTCCTCCTGAAAAGGATACCGTGGGGGCAGATGTGTAACCTGTTCCTCCTGCGGTGACTGCCACTCCGTTTACTGATCCATTGGAGTCTATTGTCGCTGTTGCGGTGGCTCCGCTTCCCCCTCCCCCGCTAAAGCTAACGGTTGGGGCGGATGTATATCCTGTGCCTCCTGTGCCTACGGATACATTGCGTACCTGATTATCAGGTGTCTTTTGTTCCAAGCGTACAGTATCGGGCCATCTTGTGCGTTCCCATGCCAACCGTCCAAAGCGGTTGAAGCTACGGATTGCCGCATTCTGTTCTGTCGTAAGTAACGAGTCCACGCCCACCAGGTGCTTCAGGTTGGTGAGCATTGTACTGACCGCTACTTCTCTCATGCCGCTTTAAAACTTGGTCCGCTAAAGGATTTCTTGGTTAAGGACTCAGCCTTAAAGGATGGGTTGTCGCGAAGGTACTCTTTGATAAAGCTCTTATCGCCCCAACATCCTGGCTTAAATTGATGCCAACGAAAATAATCGCGGGCAGGGATGGATGCTTTTAATTGTCCAAGCCCTTCCATCTTGGCGGAACCCATCTCGCGGTTCTCTTTGCGACATTGTGCTTCACGCATAGCTAACTGTGATTTTTCCATGTCCACTTCGTAACGCAAATAACGGTCGAGGTTCTTCATAAACTGCGATCCGTTTCCGCTTTTCCAACTTGGTAAGAATATTTCCGCCATTTTTAGTATAGGTTAGAGGGAGGTCCGCATCGCGAACCCCCCTCCGTTAAAAACCCGATTAGTTGAAGTAACCGTGTGCTTTTGGGCTATAGCAAGCAAGGCCTGCTACGAGATCCGCAAAACCTCTGCGACCTCCGCCACGATTCTCAAGCTCAGATGTAGACTCAGCTTTAAGCATGTGGATACCTACATACTCAGGATCAATAAGAAGTCCTGCGTCTGCATCAACAGTTGCTGAACCACTTGTCCTATTAATAAAGGTAGATGGAACTATTGCCACATTTCCGAAGTCTCCTTCGTAAAAGTTTACTGACAAGGTTATCTTTTTACTCTCAGCAGGCTGAGTGATTTGATAATTTAATGCAGTTGTGGAACCTTCCTGACGAGCGAAGTTTGAGATTTCGCGTTTCAGTCCAGGACCCGCAATCAAGGTGAGTTGTCCACCAGGCATTCCGTTGGCTTCGTAAAGCTCTTGGAGTACGCTATTGAAAGTAGACTCGGTCTGAGTTCCGGTTGTGTCGTTAGCGACATTTTGGAAGGCACTTGGTACATCAGCAGGCTGACCACCAACTCCTAACCATTTGAGCATACCGCGAGTTTTGTATGGATTGGTTCCATCGTCAGCATCACGGTCTTGTGCGGAACAAACAGCAGATTCAAGATCCCTTTTTAATTCCCGTACCGCATGACTTTCGGCGTTCGCGTACTCAGATGCGACACCCGCTGTATCAACGATTTCCTGAAGGTCGGAAACTGCGTAAGTTCTGCGAAGCTTTTGTACATAGTTACCAAGCTTTGCACGGTTAGCGGCTTTGTCATCAAAAGATGATGCGTCCTCGCCCTCAAGTACTCCGGCAAATGAAGGAGTGCTAAGGTCGTCTGCCTGCCATTCAAAGAATGTTCCTGTTGCGTTTGCTTTCTTAGCCATTGATACCAACGGTGTAGACTCGGGGGTCAGCAATGTGATAATATCGGAGAGGTCTTCCCTGTTTCCGGCTACTGAATATGTTTTTGTAGATGCCATTTTTTATTAATTCCTTTTAAGTTGTAGATAAGATTGATAGTCCGCCATAGATCCGGATTGTTCGTACTTTTTGTATGCCGCCTCCACAGCCTTCTGCTTCTGCGCTTGTGGAGTCTTTGCCCTTGCCGCTCCTGCCTCCGTGGATGCCACGGGTGCTTTTGGCTTGGGGGCGGGTTTCGCCTGTTCACCTTGGCGTGCCTTTACCGCATTCAATCCCTCCACCATGAGTGCCAGGGCAAAGTTTGAATTTGGTAAATGATCCACCAATGGTTTGTACAACTTGTTGTTCTTCACTTGCATGAAGAGCTTGTAGTCATCACTCTCCGCGTCTCCTAAAAACTCGAAGGTTTGTAGGGCTTGCTGATCAGATGCTTGACGCTCCTTAATCCATGCCTGTCTTGCGGGGGCATCCTTGCGAATTATCTTCTTCGCATTGGATCGTATTCTCCGCAGTTCGGCCTTGGTGTAAGTTTTGTCACCATCCTTGAGGACATACTCATTTCCGTCATCGTCATATTGGGTTTCGTTTTCCATCCCATCCTCTGCCCACTCGATTAGAGTGTTTAGATTCTCGACTTCTTTCATGAGTGCCTGCTCATTAGCCACATTGTGAAGAGCGTTATCCTTGAGGAACCCAGGAGTGTCAGTCTCTTGCGTTTGCTGTGCCTGCTCGGCTTGCGCTTGCAGTTCAGCGTTTTCAGCAAGGAGTGCTTTCTTCTGAGCGGTAAGTCTGCCAAACCGTTTAACCGCAGATGCGTTCAGCGATTTCGCGAGTTCGCGACTTTCCTCTTCGGACAAGTTGTCCAGGTCGATACCATACTTTGAAAGAACATTTTCCGAAGATTGTGGGGACGGCACATTTTCTGTTTCATCCGTTTCTTCGGCGGTAGTTTCCTCGGCGACTTCCGTAGGCTCCGCAGATTCTTCAGCGGGTTCGTCCATCTCCTCGGTGGTAGCTTCCGGTTCCGTTTCGGTAACTTGCTTGCGTTTCAATAATTGATCCGCAAATTCTGCCATCGAGACATTCCCGTCTGCTTTCGTTTCTGTTTCCACGGAATTTTCAGAGGACTCCGAGACAACCTCTTCGGTTAATGTTTCCATAATAATCAAGGCAGTAGCCTAGTGTAGCAAAATGTAGTATATTGTCTTGACAATGGCAATAAAAAACCCCCTGCGCCACCCCTAGCGCAGAGGGTATTATCTCTGTGGAACGAGCTAAAGCTTGTAGAAAATGTCCAATTCCTCGTCTATCGCTTCGAGCTTCCCTGTGATGTAAAAGTGTCTGTTTGTGTCCGCAATGCTCTCAGGAGCCTGCAACGCCCGGATAGTTTCTTCACGCATACTTTCACGCATTTCAATATATCGCTTGAAGTGGGGGTCGTTTTTGAGAGCGGACAGCGCTCTAATTGCATCTTCATGATTAATTTCGTGATTCGTTTTGCTCATTTAAAATTGTCGTAAATAATATTTAGGATCGCAAACATGGTGTCCAGGATCACATCTCGTTCGATGAAGAACATCGCGAGCAGTACAATCCAATAGATTTCCTTCTGCAAATGAGACATCTTCTCATGCTCTTCTTCTCACGGGTTTTACGCGCCTGCCCATTCCTACTTTTCGCTTTTCCGCTTTCTTGCGGGCAAGCTGACTCTTGGACATTTCGCTTTTTGTTTTTGGGGTTTTCTTAGAAACTCTTTTGGTGGGTCGGCAATATTCGTTCTTACCGCCCTGTCCGCATGGTTTACCTGTGCGGGTATCTTTCCATTTTTCGTCCTTCCATCTTTTGAGGGATGCACCTTTGGCGGACTTCTTTACCTGACCTTTAGCCTTACGGCACTTGGCGATTTGTTGAGACGCACGGGCAGACGGGAATACTTTTACCCGTGCCTTTACTTTCTTGTAGCAAGCGTCCTTTGGCATCCTACCATTTCTTACAAGACCAATATCCGGCGCTTAATTTAGACTTCTTTTCATCGCACTTATGTCTTGCTCGGAAGGATTTACGCCGTGCGGGTTCGGATTTTCGTATTCGCATATTAGGATCTCCGAATCTAACAAGGCGTACCTTGTCACCTTCCTTGGCAAGTACGGCAAACTTTTTAGACTTTCCAGGAGTTCGCTTAGGTTTGTTATATCCTGAAAATCGCTCATTGCGATAAGTGATACTCACTTCTTCTTGCGCTTGACCATCTTCTTCCCGGTCTTCTTTGCATAAGCCTTAGCCGCCGCTTTACCTTTTGTGCCGTATCCGAATTTTTTCTTACCTACCATTGGCATAATATATGTCCCTTTCTATGCCGCTTCTGTTTGAGCGGTTTGTCCGAATTGCGTGGGAGCCGCACCGAGTCTGCCGATCTGAGCATTTTGTTTTTGCTGAATCTGCATTTGACGCTGTTGCATATAATTCTGAATACGCTCCTGCAAGGCCGGATCTTGTTGTGCCTTCTGTTGAATATCAGGCTGTGATAACCATTGTTGAAATACTTGCATCTTCATCTCATGTGCATCCTGCGGACGAACATTGGGCGGTACTCCTGCCACTAACTCTGCAATTGTCTGCCTCTCCTCATCCACCGCTTTCTGCGATGCTGTCTCCTTGGGGATCATGATCTTCTCAGACGCACCAGGCATGATCTGCCCAACTGCGATCTGAAGCATCTTCTCGGTATCAAGAGTGCCTGATCTATCAAGTGCAGGGGCAAGCTCGGCAACCGCTTTTACGCGCTCAAGCATTTGTGCGGGATCTTGGGTTGCCACATCAAACTGCAAGTAAAAGTCGAATCTTTCGCCTGCTTTGCCCTTATTAAATTTCTGTATGTCCTGCATTCCGGTAACTCGGAAAAACTCTGCATCGGGTCCATACTGCTGATACAGCGTCCATACTTGGTCGATCACATATTTAAGGTGATTAAATACCTTATTGATCGTGGCCTGCTGTTTGTTCTGCCCTTCCACGGGGTCTACGCCTGGAGCGTTATTCCCCATATAGCGGTCGAATAATTCCTGTATGTATCTACGGACTTCCACATTTCCGCCATCAAATGGGGGTGTGCTTGCCCAACGAATTTCGCCAGGTGTACGATAAGGAACACGAACTCCCGGACCCCATTTCGAGGGAGGTCTTCCGAGAGGGTGTTCAAGCGGGGGCAAAGTTGCTAATGATTGACGATCAGTCATTGAGTCAATCTGTATCTTCATCTCCTGCTGAAGAGGTTCTCCCACTTCAGGGATTGAGCGGGATGAGTAAAGTCTCTTGCTTACATTCTCATATTTCGTAACCACGAATGGATACTTACCATGAGCGTAATCCATGAGTTCATGCTTGGCATACAACTCAGGAATATCGGGATGAAAGATTGTGCAGTAGATACCGGGAACTCCATCCTCATCAAGCAGTCTTTGATAACAGTACACTATTCTAATAGTCTCATCGTCATCACGAATGATCGCATCTTCCTGTCGCACATTATATAGACTATTGTCTGCCTGTGTATGTTTGGCTAAATGCTTTGCCTTCTCCACAAACTCGGCATCCCATCCTTCGGAGTTAACCTTGGATTCCAACTGCTCAGGTGTCATGTGTAATACATGAAAGCAATAAGGTGCCTCCTGCGGATCAATAGTATAGTTAGGCCAAATAACATCCTCGTCAGGCGCCAATGCTTTGATGCGGGGTCGATTTACGACCTGGCGGGTAACGGGGACTGTGGTAGTGCCATCCTTGCGAAGTTCGCGAAGCATCGCTTTTGCTTTGGACTTGGATACTTTGAATTGGTCTTTTAACGCGGCGGACAACTCCTCATCCATACTTCCATCCTGGATCGCTTGTGCGATCTGTGGAAGTACCTGTGCGATCTCATCCAGGCGGATGGTTTGTTGCTGTTTAAGTTCCTTGGAGTCCCAATAAACATAGTGGACCATCAGGCCCTTCTCGAAAAAGTGGTTTAATCCTAATTCCAATTGATCGTAAAACTCCTCCATCTTGGAGTTCATTAACCAACGAAGGAACATAGATATTACATTAGCACGCTCAACATCACCTGATTCCACAGGGGTAGCCACGATATGTGCGGATCTTACCGCATTTGTAGTCATAGCCACGCACTTGTTTATCTGATTATCCACCATGCGGATCTCTTGATCACTCGCACCATCCCAGGGGAATACCTCTCCGGTTTGGCTTAGATGGGAATGCTTTTTGAAATCATCGGACTTTCCTGCCCATAAACAATTTCTTACATCGTAATCGCGCTGTCTACGGTCTAACCATTCGCCCAACTCCGACTGTGTCCTGCGGTAGGTTTCCGCAAGATAGTCAACATCAGGCTCTTTACTGACATAAAGTAATTCGTCATCGGCGGCAGACTGCATATGCGTAGCATAATGTACCCTTTTGTAGTTGACATGGCAAGTCAATATCCACCGCCACCTGTACACATCAGGCTTCCACCACCAATATAGTCAGGTCCGCTGACCATTAAATATCTGATAGTATCCACAAAATCCTTAAAATGCTCCTGGCGGGAACTCCCCGTATACTCAAGCATCGAGCTAATAAAATTATCGCACCTGTCAGATACAAAGAGTTTAGGTCTGTTCTTCTCTGTCATTGGTTCCGTATCATCCCATGCTAGTGCATCATTGATTTTTGCAATACCCGCCTCCACTTCCACGCCCGGTGCGGGTCGCATAACAAAGTCAAGGTTCGCCATAGTGTTAATAATATTACTCTCCCCCTCCTTCTCGCGCACCGTGGCGGCTCCCATACGGGGGTCAACGATTCGCTCAAAGATATCCTCGCCCTGTTCCAAAGCCTCGAAATGCTCCTTGTATGCGGCATACCCCCATCCTAGCGGACGCTGTGCAGGCCCTGGTTTACCCACGCTCTTGCCCAAACCATTCACATGTGGCAATGCCCATTGACCCATTGATGAATCAGGGAACTCCCGGTACACATAGATCGTGCCATCCTCCAGGACTGCCGCCCATATCGCGACCCAAGGTTTTGATCCACCGGGATCGCAGACAAAGTACCGGGTAGTCCGTACCGTAGGATCAGCGATGAAGGGGATTCGTTCATGGGGGACAACATTAGTGTCTCTATTAAACTTAGGGAATCTCCCCTCCATCGCCTTGCTTGGAATCCCGTAAAGACGGGCAAGCTTCACTTCCTGCGGTTGTTTGGAGTAGGTTCGAATAAGTTCGCTGTAGTCAACGAACGGGGACATCTCAGACCAAAAGTAATAAATCCGACAATCAGGCCAATTGGTGGATATCTGCTCAACAGGTAACTCACGACCCATCAATTCGCTATATCTCGACTCCACGGTCTCCGCACCCTTCAATAAACTATTAATCAATGGGGTCCATCCCTGCAAGGTCGTGAAGGTCAATAGTACCCGTCCATGATAGTCCACGGTTCTACCGCCCACC